ACTACGTATATATCCGGGGCGGGGCCTGATGGCCCCCCGCCCCTAACTGATGACGAGTATCTGGCGATCCTAGAAGCCGACGCCGCGATTGCCGAGGCGATGGGCTGGGAAGAGCGACCATGATTGCGGCTGTGCTCAACAAGCCCTGCACCTTGGGGGATAAATACGTTGGCTCCAACTCGCAGGAGCCTGCCATGAATGATTCGGAAACCCTCCACCGACTGGCCCAAGCCGTGCGTCGGCTGTCGCCCAGCCATCGCGACCCCCACCGATTCCACGAAGACAAGAGCGAGATCGAACGGGAGCTGCGCCGGTTGGCGCGGAAAGCTGAAAGGACCAACCATGATTGACACCACCGAACTGCAAGCCACAGCCACCACACTCGCCAGCGCCCTCGGTGCCGACGACGCAGCGGCATGGGATGCGGCCATTGCAATGCAGACCATCGCACAGATCGCGGCGCTAGCGGCGCTCGCACAGGCAGACGCCGATGGCCCTCTTGCGGCGGCGCTCACTGCCGAGCTTGCAACGCGCCTGGGGCAAGTCTGATGGCGGCATGGCCCTATTCCACCGCACGTTGGCAGCGGGTGCGACAGATGCACCTGAGCCGCTTCCCGTTCTGCCTCGATTGCCACGATGCAGGCATGGTGACGCTCGCCAATACCGTTGACCATATCGTGCCTATCAGCGCGGGCGGGCCAGCATTCCCCGGCCCCGATGGCCTCAGAAGCCTGTGCAGCGCCTGTCACAGCGCCAAGACTGCGCGAGGGGTGGAAGCGGGTGCCGTGCGCACGACAGCGCCACGCGGGCCGCGCAAGGGCTGTGACGCGCATGGCAATCCATTGGACGCGCGGCACCCCTGGCATTCGACCGAAAAATCTCTCGGAACTGGTGCGCCAAAGACCGCCACATACCTCAAAACTCAATTAGTTCCGAAACGGGACTATCTTGCGGGCAACGATCATGGGTAAGCGCGGACCTGGCGCGGGGCGACTGAGGGCAGCGGCGGCGCTTGCCGAGGTCGTCACGGCGCACCCTTGGGACCATCCCGGCATGCCAGCGGAGGAACGGGTGCTAGCTTTCCTGCGCAGCCTGCCGATTGTGTCGGGCCTTCGTGCTGGCGAGCGCATGGAGCTTCTGGAGTTTCAGGAGCAGTTCGTGCGGAACGTCTATCGTGAAGGCGATAACGGGCGGGCTGTGCGATTGGCGGCGCTCAGCATGGGGCGCGGGAACGGCAAGAGCGCGCTTCTGGCTGGCTTATCGCTGGCGCACCTGTTGGGGCCGATGCAGGAACCCTATGGCGAGTGCTATGCCGCTGGCGTCGACCGGGAGGCGGTGGGCGTGATGTATCGCATGACGCGGGCCTATATCGAGGCGACCCCATGGATGGCGGCGCGGGTGAATATCCGCGACTGGCACAAGCAGATCGAAGACGAAGAAACCCGTTCCATCTGGACGGCCCTAACGTCGGATGCACGCAAGGCGCACGGCCTGGCACCGAGCTTCTGGATTGCCGACGAAGTTGCACAGTGGCGCAGCCGCGAGCTTTGGGACAATCTTGCCACCGGCATGGGCAAGCGGGCCAATGCGCTGGGCGTGACTATCAGCACGCAGGCGGCGGATGACCTGCACTTTTTCAGCGAAATGCTGGACGCCGAACCGAATCCTTCGACCTATGTGCAGCTGCACAGCGCACCTGCCGATTGCGCACTTGATGATCGGGATGCGTGGCACGCGGCGAACCCGGCGCTGGGGCACTTTCTGAACCTCGCACAGTTCGAAGACGCGGCGGCGCGGGCCATGCGGTCGCCCAGCTTCGAGCCGTCTTTCAGATTGCTGCATCTGAATGCGCGGATCGATGCAGAAGCTCGGTTCCTGAATGCGGCGGATTGGGAGGCCAATGCCGAGCCGTTCGACGTGATGGAGCTGGAAGGAAAGCGATGCTTTGGCGGATTGGACCTTTCGAGCGTCATCGACCTGTGCGCGCTGGCGCTATGGTTCCCCGACGAAGGCAAATTGCTGGCGTGGCATTTTGTGCCTGCCGATACCATCAAGGAACGGGGCGAGCGTGACCGGGTGCCCTATCCGCGCTGGGCAACGGACGGGTGGATATCAGCAACACCGGGCCGCGCGACCGATCGGCTTTCCATCGTGAAACAGCTTGCCGAGATTGTGCAGTCATACGACCTGCAAGGCATAGCGTTCGACGCGTGGCGGTTCGAAGACCTGGAGCATATGCTGAACGCTGAGGGCATACAGCTTCCCCTCGTTCGGTTCATCCCCGGTTTCAAGAGCTACGCGCCCGCCCTGGACGCCTTCGAGACTGCGGTGCTGGAGAAGCGCATGCAGCACAACGGCAGCCCTATCCTGCGTTGGCAGGCGGGCAATGTGCGGATCGAGGCCGACGCAGCCGGGAACCGCAAGCCGACGAAGGCCAAGAGCCTCGACCGGATCGACGGGATTGTGGCCGCTATTCAAGCGATAGGACTGGCGGCGCGGGAGGCCCCCAAGCGGGAGTTCGCTGGGCAGGTGGCGTGGCTTTAGAGAACCGTGATCGAGGGCGGCGGTGTGTCGTCGTCAATGCCCTCTGATATCACCTGATCGATGGCTTCAATGGCCCCATGCAATGCAGCAAGTTTGCCGATCGCATCGTGATGGTGACCCGAGGCCACAGCGTAGGCGTGCCGCCGACGCGCGGTAATCATTTCATCACGCACAGCTATCAGATTGCTAATCGACCTTGCCATTTAATGTCCCCCTTTGAAGTATCCGCCGCACCGCCTCAGGCCTGCTAGGCTTCGGCTCCGGCTGCCCTGCAATCCATTTGTCTAGCGCCGCAAGCTGATCGGGTGGCAGCCGCACCGTGATGGGCGTGGCGTTCACAGCGGGGCGGCCTCTCGATTTTCTGACATTATCTATTGACGCCATGAATTAGATGATGGCAGAAAAGGCGAGCCGATGGAAGATCGCGAAGCCTGAAATAATTTGCCCCGAGTGCGACGGAGACAAAAAAGGCTCTTGCGATTCCCAAGAGGTCTTCTTATAACCTCTTGGAGATTTCAAGAGGAAGCCAAAATGCCTATCATTCCCAAGCTAACAACCCAAGCAGCCTGTCGCGTTGCAGGCCTGCACCGGGATCGGTTCAATGAGCATGTTGCCGCTGGTCATTTCACTTGCGCGCCTCCTACTACCCCTGGTCGCGCCCGCCTTTTTGAACCGGACGATGTGCTGGCGCTTCGCCTTTTCCGCGACCTGCTCGACGATGGTTTCAACGCCGCAACCGCTGGCCGGATTGCCTGCGAGATTGCGACCGCCGCGAAGCTCCACCCGAATGAGCCCACCATCAGCTACGTGCAGAACTACTTCTCTGGCGGTTCGGCTCACCCGTCTTCCATCGTTCCCGCAGCGTCGGAATGGGACAAAGTGGTTTTCAGCGGCACGGACATCCGCAAGGTCACCACGTTCCGTATCGGCAAGCTGCGCGAGATGATCGAGCGTTACACCGAAGAAGAGCGCGCCATCATCGGCGAGCCTGACGAATGAGTTACACCCCCACTCACCTTCTTGAGGCCGACGCGGTGCGGCCAATAACGATAGCCTGGATGCGACCGGGTGGGGGAGCCTTCGGGCATTTCATGACGCGTTCCAAATCCGGGCAACACCGCACCAATCCTCCCCCGGCCGGGGGCTGCCCGTCGCGTTTGGCAATATGGGCGAAGCTGGTGCCAGCAGGCCGGTAAATTACGCAACACCGCACAGTTTCACAGACCGAAAGGATGGAAAGTTGCAGATCACAAAGGAAGAGCTTCTGAACGCTGCGTATGACATTACGGGCGGCAGCCTTTCGGATTTGACGCACGATCAGATCCTTAAGCTGATGACGGTGACGCAGTATGTTACCGATATCTGCCTGAACGAAATCGAGGATCGCGGCAAGCTGACTTTCCTCGATGACGTGGTGATCGTGCCCTATCAATGCGAGCATTACGCTGAAACCATCCTCACCCGACCCGAGATTGGGGCTTAGGCGCTAATGACCGGGCTTCGCGCCCTTTCAAGAAAACTGGTGGCAGCGATTGCCATCATGTCCCTTGCGGCTGCCGCACTGGCAACGCCGCTCACTGTGTCCACGCTGGGAAGCGTCGACTCTCACCGCGCGGGGGCTTCGGCCCCCGCCAGATTGAAAGCCACTGACATGAAAACTGCTGACTTGATCGAACAGCGCAACGCCCTGGTGGCGAAGATGCGCCAAGCCCATGAGGCCGACAATGGCGAAGCGTTCACCGCTGCCGAAGGCGAGCTTCGCGGCCTCGACGCCAAGCTGGAGCGCGCCAAGGCACTGGATGCCATGGACGCCAGCGCACCCAAGAGCGACGCGAACTTCACCGCTGAATTGCGCGGCTACAGCCTCACCAAGGCTCTTGCCTATGCATCCGGCCTGCAAGTGGACGCCGGGCGCGAACGTGAAGTTGACGCCGAAATCCGCAGCCGCACCGGGCGCGACTTCAAGGGCATCGCGGTTCCCACCGAGTTGTTCGAAAAGCGGGTGCTGACGACCGCTGCGCCAGCGGGCGGGCCCGGTTCCAACCTCGTTCCCGATGACTTCCTCGCAAACGAGTATATCAGCGCACTGACGGCCTCGACCATCATTGCTAGCCTGGGCGCTCGCACGCTGACCGGCCTCACCGGCAACGTCGAGATTCCCGGCGAAAAGGCTGCACCGACTGCCGCCTGGATCGCGGAGAATGCGGCGCTCACAGCCACAGACCCGCAATTCCGGCAGGTCACGATGGCCCCGAAACACGTTGGCAGCCTGAGCGAGTTCAGCCGCAACATGCTGCTGCAAACGAGCCCCGGCATCGAAGGCATCCTGCGCCAGATGATGGCCCGCGATATCGCCCTCGAAATGGACCGGGTTGCCATCCTTGGCGGCGGCACGAACGAGCCGACCGGCATCCTGGCAGCGGCGGGAACGCAGACGCAGGCTTATACAA